CCTTGCGAGAACGTAACTTAATTGGATGTTCAAATGGTGTAACCTGTCCGCCTGTTTCGGTTTCCTTAATCTTACGGATGTGCAGTTCAGTAATGTTAAACGCTTCCAAATTACCCACTAAACGATGAATAGTGATGAAGTCATCTGCTTTGTTGGCAAATTTATTACCACCTTCCGTATCTGATTTGCTTGGTGCAGGAATATCGCCTTTACCAAATCCACGCCCTGCGGAAGATACCACGTGCATATTGATGTAGATGGATAGCTTGTACTGTTTGGTAAATAGCTTGATTTCAGAAATAGCCTTATAGTGAAATTCGTGTGTGTTCTGAACGCCTGGCACCGATAGCGCGTTGTATGGATCAATCAACAGTGCATGAAATTTGCCGAATTTTAACTCATTCTCCGTGATGGCAAGAATATCCTTGTAGTTGTACATATTCTCGTCCGATTTTATAACAACAAAGTGTTTTTCAAGGAATTCTAACGCTTCGTTAATCATATTATCAGGCATCCCCTGAATTTCCATACACCAATACAATTCTATCATTTTACGAAAGAAGGAGAACTCGTCATTCTCAGCTGTGTAGATAATCCATCGCCATCCGTGACGAATAGAGGATAGCAACGCTAAATACCAAATCATTACGGATTTACCCACGTTATCAAATCCGTTGATGATGACCAAATTACCCTGCTTAAATCGGAAGTGCTTATCCAATTCAAAATACCCGGTATCTAATCCCATTTGGTACTTGCCATCGCGCCATTGAAGGATGCGCTTATAGTATTGCTCCCTGCTGACTAAGTAGTTACGCTCCGCGATGACTGGCGCAGGTACTTCGGTTGAAGTGGTTACAACTTGTAACCGATTAGGAACTTCGCGTGTAGTGGTCTTTTCTCCATAGCCTTCCTGCATCAATTTACGTGCTGACGCTTGAAAATCGCCATTGCATTCTAACATCGCATAGACTGCGGATGGCTTGTATCCTCTTTCAGGATCAAACTGCGATGATGTGGTAAATACGCTGAATAAGTTCAAATTGCTATCAAAGTTCCCTGATGACTTAGCGTCTGTATTACCCGGACGCTTGAAGAAGGTCTTGCTTCCACGCGTTTCAACTATCTTCCATCCGTGTGACTGCAATAAGCTTACAACATCCCCTCTATTATCGTAATCTTCCCAAGGCGATAACCCTTTAATGGCTACCTTCTCCACGTGCTTGTATTCTTGCACTTCCTTCAATACTTCGTTGAACTGCCTTGCACAGTCCATCAATATTTCGCGTTGAAGAATGTCGATGGATGGAATAGTTTCAAGGCTCCCTTGAACCATCTCATATCCTGGCGATGGATGCACCGCAATTTGCCCACCTTCTCCGCGTGTTTCAATAAGAACTTTGACCTTTTCCCCTATCGCACGTTCTTGCTCCGTTGCGTGGCGTTGTGCTAATTTTTGATTACCATCATTCAGAATGCATCTGAAAATGTAATGATATCCTCCGTTCTTCGTCTTTTGGATGGTTAGCTTTGGCAGGATAGTTTTATCCAACGCTTTAACCATACTGTTGTAACGCTTCAATAAATCGCCTGTGATGTCATATTTCAGGTCAAAATCAATCGCTTCTACTCCCCCCGACAATTCCCCACAAACTAACCCGACTGAATGCGTGGTAAGGTCGAACTGCTCCGTGCTTGTCTGCCATCCTTTGGCTAATGGTTGCTTCTTGTCATTCAGCGGAATGAACTTGCAACCTTGTATCGATTTGAGGTAGTTAAAATCAGGCATTGTCGCGCTCGTGGATTAATAGGTTTGAATAATCTTTGATGAATTTCAACAAAGGATGCGAAATTTCTAATCGTTCAAATTGGGCAATTTCAAAATCATTGTATTTCCTAGTCGTTTGATAAACTTCACTACACGCTGCGCGATTGTCACGATACCACTTCCATCTTTCCTCTTGGCTCACTCCCTTTGGTATTTCATCCCACAGGCTAAATTTGAAATTGTTCGCTAAATTAGGAAGAATCTTAATCCTTTCAACTTTTACTTCTCCACTCTCGGATGTGGATATCTCCAAGTAATTCTCGAACTCGTCCGAATTCAGATAGGTTGTCAGATGTTTAGGCGAATAGCCTGTTTTCTTCAAATGGTTCAAATAGCCTGATATTGACTTGGCAATTTTTGACTGCTTTTCGCCATCCATCTTTTTCCATAGTTCAAAGGCTTTTTGCTTCGAACCTACCTTGCCATAGTTCGACCATACTATTTCAAAATCAGGAGAGAAAATAATATCTTTCTTTTCTTTTACTTTACTTTTATTTACTTTACTTTCCTTTACTTTGTTGGGTTCCTGCTCAACTGCTGTTGAACTGCTGTTGAACTGCTGTTGAACATCCGTTGAACTTTCGTTAAGCATTTGTTGCTTTCTTTTATCGGCTGATTTCTTACCTCCATCAATCTTATTTTTGTGTATTTTTTCTCGATATCCAATGTTACAATTCACTCTATTTGAATAAATTAGACCTGATTCATCAAGGTGTAATAATTTAAATTCTACGCAGGTTTCAATTATACTTTGAACATCTTTTATTGGCGTATTCATAGTCATCGCAATAACGCTCCATATCATCTCATTGTTTGGTAAAGTGTGACTGTCATCCGAATGGAGCATCTCAATTATCCTCCAATATACCCCATAACCTGATGAAGAATGTTTGCTGATTAATGCAATTATTTTGTAGTCTTGACCTGCATTATAGTCGTGCGAAAAGTAAAATGTTGATTTCATACTTCATAACCATTTAAATACATAATTGCTCTATAAACTGAAATTGCTTTACCATATTCTTTTTGAATGTCATCTAATTTTAGAGGATCTTCTGGCTGATCGTGCAATAATTTAATGCAATTGTGAAGGTCTTTTGCATTTAAGACAAGTAGCAATTCGATTTCAATTGCTCTTAATTTAATTGGAGCTAATTTGTTGCTCATAAAAAGAAAAAGCCCCTATGGTGTGCCGGCTAAGAACATACTTTCAGATGTTAAATATCTTACTTGTACCCGACACGCCATAGAGGCGTTTAAATTGAGGTTTTACCCTCGTTTTAGATTGATTACGTTCTTAGGTGTAACCTTACATCTGCAAATATAGTAATAAAAAATTAAAAAGCCACACCTTTCTCTCGAAAAAACTATTAACCTATTATAAGAACGTTTATTTTGATGTGGCTTTGCAGTCAGGACAGGATTCGAACCTGTAAATATCAGCCGTAATGCGTGCGAGAACCCACATCCAACTCTGATAGCGTCTACCATTGCGCCACCTGACTATGTTGCAACTTAAAAACACCGCCAAGTTGCCAAGCGCTAACCAACGATTTAGAGTATCCAGCAGTTCTTATGGTATGCTCATACTGTGCTTCGATTCCTCACGTTAAGGACCCTACTCTTTATGGTTGCAAATATAAGAACTTTGTATACCTTTGTCACCCTAAACACAATTATTAACTTGTGTATGGTTTCTTCAAGGCAGGGGTGGTTCTCTGCCTTCTTTTTTTCAGCAAAGTGTATTCCGTTATCCTTGCCTTCTTACCATAATGCGTGACATATGGCTTTGTTTCATAGCCGATAGAATACCCATCTTCAATTAAATCCTTAATCCTGCGTGGCGTTGCTGAATTGCTAATCCATAATTTGCGCATGGCTTCGACAGTGGTTATCTTCTTGAACTTCAAGAGATAGTTTAGTAGTGCTGATTTTTGCGTAGGATTGTCCTGACGCGTTTGTTTGTTTGGTTTCATTGGTTAAAGCGTGTTTAGTTAGTAAAAGTAGTTTTTGGTCGTATCGGTCGAAATATTTCAATACATCGTATTCTTCCCAAGTCCATTCAAATTCCTTCCATAGTTTCAACTGCTCCTGATTATTCTGCATTAGTCAAATATGTTTTACGCACAAACTCTATCCAATTAAGGTATTGATTAAGATGATGTGTATTATCTGCGTGAGTTACTTTTACTTTATCCTCAAATTCTTGAAGCGTTCCTTTGAAACAACCACACCATATTATGTCATCTTCTACGCAATAAGTAGTCATCCGATTAGCACTACCTAATCGCGTAACTGACACATATATTTTATCTAATTTAGCATCGCTAAGGTTTGCACCGCGAAGGTCTGCACCGCTAAGGTTTGCATAGCGAAGGTCTGCACCGCTAAGGTTTGCATAGCGAAGGTCTGCACCGCTAAGGTTTGCATCGCTAAGGTTTGCATCGCTAAGGTTTGCATAGCTAAGGTCTGCACCGATAAGGTTTGCACCGCGAAGGTTTAACTTCTCTTTTATTGCAATCAATACTAAATCTTTTATCGATTCGCATTCACGCTCGATAATTACACTTCCTATGATAGATAGTAGTTTCATTTTAAATTTATTTAGTTTGTTATAATTCGAGTGTTTGGTAGTAATTACGGCATTTCTCAATCTGCGCCATCAAATGTATTATTTTGTTCTCATCGTGGCTAATTTCGTATGTTTTAAGACGTTTTTCGGAAGGTATATGGCTGAATGTATGATTACGTTCAATCTGCTCTGCAATTTGCTGATAATGCTTGTTATTTTCATCACATCCAAAGCGGAAGAAAGCGCGTTTTTGTTCTTCCTGAATAATTTCCAATGGAGTATCTACTAACGCATAACGTAAGCGTGCTTTGGTTGCACCTGTAAGCCACATATAGCCTCTTAACTGCCATTCGTATATCTTGGTCATTTCTGCCTCAGCAAAAGATTTGATGGTAAATGAGCATTTGGTATCTTCCACCACCTTCTCGCCATTGTCCATGATAACAATATCAGGACTTCCGATGATATGGTCATTCTTTAATGGATCGCCTTTGAACTTCTCACGGAAGATGCCATCATTAGCAACATCCTGTACTAACTGCATCGCATCTTGTTCGCATAGCAGTCCTTTGAGCATTGCATCAGTAATAACTACTTCATCGTAGCCATACTCATTTTTAAGCCAAATTTCGCGGATATATGTCTTTGTAGTTTCGGATAGCAAACCTGCTTCCTTGTCAGCCTTCAACTTAGGCTCGGTCATTAATTTCCCCAATTGGGAACAACGGAATAATACTTGGTTCATTTGTGGTAGGTTTAATAGTAAGTGCAAATTAAGGTTAAATTTCGATATCTACAACTTTAATATCGGTTCGGTATGGTCCGAATCCGTGCTTAGTGATGGTTTCCACTAAGTGGTTGAATAATGCTTCGGCTTCTGCAATTTGATGCGGATGGAATGACTTTGTGATGTGTAATACCCCTGCCTGTCCTCTTGCTTCTACAACTATCCATTCTTTGTTGTCGGCTGTCAATTCGCGAACTAGTTTAAAGATCGGAAGAGCGT